CTATATTTTGTTGATAGCGTCAATTAGTTCCTCGATTTCAAAATGTGTATATACGACCTCTGTCACGCCCTGCCCTTTATGACCGACAATTTTCTTGATGACCTTGTCTGACACTCCGGCAACCGTCAACATGGAAATACATGTGTGACGGGTATCGTGAGGACGGTGTTTCATTCCGAGGGTCTCAATAAGTGGCGACCAGTACGAATCATAATAATTCCGGTATTTGAAATGTTCACCCTCCGGAGTAGAGAGGAGATATTCGCAATCATTGAGGTTGTACCAGTATTCAAAGAACGGATAAACCTTTTCAGAGATTGGAGCGGTACGGATTCCGGCAGCAGTTTTCGAGGCGACAATCTTGAAATATCTTTCCTCAAGGTTCACATTTTCTTTCTTGAGGTCGAGGAGTTCGCCGATTCTGCATCCGGTATATATCAGCATGAGGATGACGGTATAATATATATTTGAATCCTTGACATCCCATATCTTTTTGACCTCTGTTTTTGAAAAAGGTTTCCGGTTGTATGCGTTCGGGTTTCCTGCCTTTTTGATGTCGAGGTATTCAACGAGATTCCGTTCTTTTGGAATAATCTCATGAATCACGGCGTATTTATACATCAGACCGAGCAGGACTTTCAATTTCCGGAGTGTTGGATAATTTTTGCCGGATTCATCGACAATCATTTGCAGGTGGTCGAGTTTGACATCGACAAACCGCATCCGTGCAAGTTTATCACACAACGCCCATGCTGCACGATAACCCTTGACGTTGGAATCACTGACGGTCGGAAAATGTTCATCAGACCATCGCTCATATACATCCTCGAATGTGACTTTTGCAGCATCAACATCATAAGGATTTGCATTGAACTCCGCAAGTGCGGTCAATGCCTCTTTACGGGTCGGGTAATATCCGACGACCGTATATAATTGTTTTGATTTACCTGTTTTCGGGTCAATTTCCCATCCTTTTGTCTTTTTGGCAACATAAGGATTCCGGCGATTTCCCGATAATTTGTAAACCGTTCCGAATCCGTTCGGTAGTTTCATAAAATCACCATCCTAAAAAAGAGTATAAAAAATAAAACCAATGCAAAAAGCACGGTTTTATGATAGAATGGTGTTTGCAGGAACATTCTGTCGGTGCTTTTTGCAGGAGCATGAGACGGAGGTTTCACAAAGGCGATTCACATTGCAGTGTGGGTCGTCTTTTTTATTGTGCATTATTCATTTGCACGGCGTTCTTTTGCGACTTTTCTATACTTGCGACCGATGACAACACATGCGACACCGAACACAATAGCAATTATTCCGGCAACCGGAACAGCAAGCAATAGAATCAATCCTAAAAGTGCAAGGACAGCACCGAGAACAATCATGAGGATTCCGCAAACACTGTATGTATTTGCAGAGTATTCCTTTTTCTGCGGTGCATTTGTGGAACTGGATGCAGCAGGATTTCCGTTTGCAGCCGTCAATCCTTTTGCGATGTCGGACACGCCGACGGTAGTTCTGTTATACACTGCGTTATATGCTGCCTTTTTCGGGTCGTTGACGATTCCCATTCCCTTTTTACCATAAAGGGGATTGACCGCCCTTTTGACCTGCCGTTTGACTTTTCCTGTTGTTCTTGCCTTGATGCTTTTCTTAATGTTTGGCTTTCTGACACCGTATTTCATGAACACACCTCCATTTCTATAAAATCAACATTCTGTAAACTTTCCTCAAGAGAGGAGGTGAGCAGAATGAAAATCCTTGTGTGGGAAGTGAGAACCTCAAAAGGTTTCACATTGATGGAGTTATCGAAGAAATCCGGAATCGGAAAATCTACGATAAACAACATCGAAAACGGTAAGGTGTCGCCGACATTATTTCAACTTGAAATGATAGCGATTGCATTAGGCGTGAACATCACCGACCTGTTTGAATCCGAATACAAATAATTGTACCATAATGCAGCGGGATTCCGGTAGCAGGAGGAACGATTTCCATGATTATGGAAATCAACCTCGATATTTCCACAATCATGGAAATATATGATACAATGCAATTCGGAAAGGGGGTGGTGTCTCCCTTGAATTACAAAGAGGCTATTGTCGAAATAGTCGGAAAGATACGAAACGAACGCATCCTCAAGAGGATATACAAATTCGTGTTGTATCTCTACACCCATGAGACTGGCAGTTGAAAGACTGTCAGTCTTTTTTTGATGCAAATAAATCTATGATTCTTTGAAATGCTGCGATGTCCTCGTCGCTTGCCTCAAGTAGTGCCTTGAAAAGATTCTTGCGGGCATCGTCCTCACCTACCATGATGCGGTCGATTCTTTCGATGAAATCGTCGTCGGTATCAACGAACATCTCACCGTCACCAGTAGTCAACCATATATAATCAACATTAAATTCACGGCAGATTGATTTGATAACCTGTTCAGTAACGGAGTTTTTTCCGTTTTCAATTTGACTGACAGAGTTCTTTTTCATTCCTATTTTCTCACCGAATTTTTCAAGGGTGAGACCGAGTGCTTTTCGTACTTCTCTGATTCGTTCGCCTTGTGTCATGTGAAATCACCTCCTCTATTTTCTAAAGCATAACACCGAAAGAGACAAAAATCAATAAAAAAGTTCTTTGAAAGAACAAAAAAGAGTTGACATTGTTCTTTCAAGGAATTATACTGTTCTTACAAAGAACACAGGAGGTACAAAACAATGATGAAATCTGAATTTGAAAACCTTGCAGGTAGAGCAGTAACAAACGAACAGTACAGAGCGATTGAAACATTATATATGAGTAGCAACCTTGAAAAAGCGGAATTTGTAAAGAGCATCAGAACAATGCTCAAGAGCATCCCACAGCCGGAAAGGGAAAAAGACATCAAACGAATGGTCGTAAGAGACAAGAGCGGTTACAGAAAGACACCGAACGGATGCTATTACCACATCAAATATCACAGACGGGAAACCTGTTGGGATTGCTCACGGCAAAGGCACAGGAGACCGGAATCTCCGTTGATACGCTTGAATCAAATGTACTTGATAACAACGCAGCATTCAAAGAAATGGGTCTGTCATTGCCTCAAGCAATCAATTTGATGGCTCAATTCGATGCAAACGGTGTTGATTCAACTCAAGCGATGGCGGGTCTTAAAAAAGCATTACAGAACGCCACATCAGAGGGAAAATCAATGGACGAGGCGTTGTCAGAGACAATCGGCAGCATCAAGAACGCAAAGACAGAGACCGAGGCGATGCAGATTGCAACGGAACTGTTCGGGAAGAAAGGTGCAGCAGAAATGACAAAGGCGATTCGTGAGAATCGAATCGACCTCACCAGTCTGTCGTCATCAATGGAGGAATACGGAACGACGGTCGAGGACACCTACAACGGAACTCTCGACCCGATTGACAATGCAAAAGTTGCAATGAACAATGCAAAACTGGCACTGTCGACACTGGCATCCACAGCACAGACATCCGCAGCACCTATGATTGAGAAACTGACCGGAAAGATTCAAGAGTTGACAAAATGGTTCACGTCGCTCTCTCCGGCACAGCAAGAAACAATCCTCAAGGTCGGTCTTGTGGTTGCTGCTATCGGTCCGTTGTCAATCGGATTCGGCAAAGTGGCAAAGGGAATCTCTGACACGGTAACGACCGGACAGAAATTTGTTTCCGGTGCTGCGAAAATCATTGCAAAGATAACAGCAAAGACAGCAGCCACGGCAGCAGGAACAGCAGCAGATACGGCAGGAACGGCAGCCACGGCAGCACATACGGCAGCCACGACAGCAGCAACAGCGACGACAGGAGGAATGACAGTGGCACAAACGGCACTCAATGCAGTTATGAACTTGTGTCCGATTATTTTGATTGTGACACTGATTGCCGGACTGATTGCAGCAGGTGTCGCCCTATATAAAAACTGGGATAAGGTCAAAGAAAAATTGTCCGAATTGTGGGGCAACATCAAAGAAAAATTCAATGCAATCAAAGAGACCATCACGGGAGCATTCACGAAAGCGAAAGAGGCGGTCACGAATAAGGTCAAGGAAATCGGAAACACAATAAAAAACAGCACCATAGGACAAGCTGCATCGAAAGTATTCAACGGCGTAAAGGACACGGTTCACAATGTCATGTCGGCAGCGACCGAAACGGCAAAGGAAAAACTGGGGAACATGAAAACCGCCTATGAAGAAAACGGAGGCGGTATCAAGGGTGTTGTTGCTGCCGGATGGGAGGGAATCAAAGGATATTATTCAGCAGGATTCACATTCGTTGATAATTTATCCGGAGGGAAACTCTCTGAAATCAAATCAAAATTCTCTGAAAAGACATCGGAAATCAAAACAAAGGTTTCCGAGGGTTGGGAGAATATGAAAACCACCGTCACCACAAAAATGACGGAATGGAAAACCAACGCATCAAACAAACTGAATGAAATAAAGACGAATTTTTCAACAAAGGTTTCAGACATCAAGTCAAATGTTTCAACAGGTTGGGAGAACATGAAAACCACCGTCACCACAAAAATGACGGAATGGAAAAACAATGCATCAAATAAATTGACGGAAATAAAATCCGGATTCTCCTCAAAGGTTTCGGAGATAAAAACAAAATGGTCGACGGATTTCACGAACATAAAGGACAAGGCAACCTCACTCATGGAGACGGCAAAGTCCAATGTGTCAACGAAACTAAACAACATGAAATCCGCATACAGTGAAAAAGGCGGGGGAATCAAGGGAATTGTGTCCGCTACATTCACAGGCGTAAAGGACACGATGAACTCTCTCATGGGTACGGCGAACACTCTGACGGGTGGAAAACTCGACAGTATCAAGTCGGCGTTTTCCTCAAAAATGGGAGCAGCAAAGTCAACCGTGTCATCAGTGCTTGACGACATCAAGGGTGCATTTTCGTCAAAATTAGAAAGTGCAAAGTCTACTGTTTCGAGCGTGATTGAGAAAATCAAGGGCGTGTTCAATTTCAAGTGGTCATTGCCACATTTGAACCTCCCACACATCAGTGTAAACGGAGGAAAAGCACCATACGGAATCGGAGGAAAAGGTTCACTCCCGTCATTCTCGATTGAATGGTACAAAAACGGCGGTATCATGACGAATCCGACCGTGTTCGGAATCAACGGAAACAGTCTCATGGTAGGAGGCGAGGCAGGAGACGAGGCAATATTGCCTCTTGCGGAATTTTACAACAAATTGAACAGCATCCTTGACAAGAAACTGGATGCAGTACAGAAATCGCAAGTTGTGTATGTAACGAATCACACATACATAGACGGCGACGAAATAGCAAGCAGAACCGTGTCAAAGGTTGATGCGGAAATGGTAATAAATAAGCGAAAAGGGAGGTAAAACAGGGCGATGAAAATAAACGGAATAGACATCAAGAAATACGATGCAAAGCAGTTGACCGCCGATGTGCAGCCTCCCTCTTTTTCAAATTCTTATGAATGGCTGACGAGTGCAGCACTGCCGACGGAATTTGAGACAGAGGTTCAGATGGGTCATTTGAAACTGTCAATATATTTCAAAGGCAAGGACAGGAACAACATCATCCGTGCTGCATCGGAGTTCATGAGCAATTTCACAAAGGCTTGCAAGATGGAACTCGACGGCTACAAAGGAACATACATCGGATTCATCACAACAAATGACTACGAAAAAAAGAATGTAAAACAGAGGTACATTGTAAACCTCGAATTTGACGGCTTTTTCGTCGATGACGACCTCTCAATCACATTCGACGGGAAAACCTCTGCATCGTTCTATAAAGTGGGTACAAGAGACGCTCCGTGCGTTGTGGAGGTATATGCAAAGAGTGCCTTGACGAATTACACAATCACCGGACTGGGAGAGGATGACATCATCATTGAGAGTTTGGCAGCAGGAAAGACGGTTGTGATAGACGCAAAGACCGGACTTGTGACAATCGACGGGGCAAATGCATTCGACAAGGTGAACATGTGGACGTTTCCGGTATTAAAGACCGGAGAAACAGCACTCACATTCTCCAACACAAAGGCGAGAGTGACTATCAGATACACGCCTATGTGGATTTAGGAGGTGAGAGCATTGCAGATTTTTAATGACAAAAAGAAAAGAATCGGAACATTGTCCGGATTCAAGAACAAGGAAATCACCACGACACTGGATTCCGGAGACAAAGAGTTGTCGTTCAGTTATCCGACAACGGGAGCATTGGTTGACCTGCTAAAAGAAGAATATTATATACGCACCAAAACGGACGAATATGTCATCAAAGCGGTTGAAAAGGGAGAGCAGTTCAACAAATACACAGCAGTCCTCAATGTCGAGGAGTTGGAGGGAACGCCGTTCCCGTATGGTTTTGAATCACAGGAGCAGACAATCAAGGCGTGTCTTGAGTTTGCGTTCGAGGGTACGGGATGGCATGTCGGAACATGCACCGTCACAAAGAAAAGAACCATCGACGAGCAGGAAAGCGTCACGGCATGGGATGTCCTGCAAAAGTGCCTCACGACATATCGTTGCGAGTGCATCATCCACTCTCTGACAAAAACAATCGACATATATGACCGGATAGGGAGTGACAAAGGTTGCTATTTCATGGAGGGGTTGAACCTCCGGAAAATATCATTGAAGTCGGACACATACGATTTTTACACAAGAATCTATCCGATAGGCAAAGACGGCATCACACCGGAATGGTTGACCGGAAAAGATTACATCGACAATTTTCAGTACAGTTCCAAAATCAAGGCGTATGTTTGGAAAGACGAAAGATATACCAATACCACAAGTCTGATTGAGGATGCGACAGCAAAGATTGAGGAAATGTCAAGACCGTACAAGGCATACACCGCAGAGGTGGTCGACCTTGCGAAAGCGTCAGAGGAATACAAAGACATTCTCTCATACGGAATCGGAGACACGGTCACACTTGTGTCAAAGAAAACGAGGACGAGGGAAAAGCAGAGAATTGTCAAAATCACAGAATATCCGGAATCGCCGGAAAAGAACACGGTTGAGATTTCCAATGCGAGAAAGACATTCGCAGAGATTCAGAAAGAGGAGACGGCAGCAGCCACGGAGGAGGCGGTCTCCATCTCAAACAGGGCGACAAAGAAAGTCCTTGAGAGTTATTCGACCACGGAGGAAATAGAAACCAAAATCACGGCATCAAAAGAGGCTATTGAGGAGGGCGTTTCCTATAAACTGAAAAATTATTATACGTCGGTCGAGATGGATTCGTTGATAAAAGCGACAAAGGATGAAATCTCACAAGAGGTCAAACATGTGGAGGAAAATTCGATGCACAACTATGTTGTGAACGGAGATTTTTCAAACGGGTTTGATGATAATTGGTACAACAATGACGAGACAAACAACTCCGTGATGGATGTGTCCGGTTTGGGTACGGTTGCAAAAATACTGAAAACATCCTCAAGCAGTTCCTATATACGGCAGAATTTAGGGAAAATACCTGCGGGAACATATCGTGTGAGATATAAGGCAGCAACAGCAGCAGGGTACGAAAGCACGGCAAGGGTGCAGGTGGGGGCGTTGGGAAGTTATTCAACGACATCCTCCGGAATGTTAAAGAGCAAAGAGTTCACGACGATTGAACGTGAAATCACGGTATCAGAGGGAACGAAATATATTTACATTTACGCATACACACAGAACGCACCCGTGTATATCACGGATATTGAGGTATTAGGACTGTATTCATTGTATGCGGATGCAAAGATTCAAGTGACTGCGGAGGAAATAACCTCCGAGGTCAACAAAAAAGTGAACAGCGATGATTTCGGAACACTAATCACACAGAACGCATACAATGTCCGAATTGCATTTAATAAAGGCAGTTCGTACATGCAGTTTGATTCGACCGCAATCACAATGTACACCGGAACGATTACGGATAACCAAAAAAGAACACGATTTGACTACAACGGAACTCATTTCTATCGTGACGGATATTATGTCGGAAAAATCGGAACGAACACGATGAAAGACAACGACAGTCAGAGAGGACTTGTTTTTGATATTGAGTACAACACTGCGTATATGTCATGGTCAAATAAAGAATCGCAGAATGCAGATGTGTACACGATGAAATGGTCGTACTGCACACAGCAGTGTGGAAATTACGAGGCGAACATGCTACATGCAGGGGCAGACATCAACATGCATTTCTTCACATTAAGGAATGTAAGTTTTGAGGATGGCTCAATAAGTGGAACGCTAACATTCAAACAACCTTTAGAAGTAGGCAGCGACGGGAAACTGGCAAAGTGGTCAACGGCGACGCTTGAGTTCAAAAGAGGAATATTAGTGTCCGGAACATGGAGCAATGGATAAAACAGGAGGAAAAGAA